AGTATTTTTCCTATCACATGATAGATCAACTGATCCAGTTCTGCTTGATAGTCGTGTTGTTGTCTACGCTTGAGCCAAATTGCTTGTACCAGCTCTGGCACGGTCCAGCCAGTTACTGGCTGTTCTCCACGATTTGACAACTCCTCAATCAGATCTTCTGTGTCAAAATCTGACAGGTCAACTTCTACTTCTGTGTATACTGATACCATTGTTGGTCCTTAAAACTTGATGTATTGAGTTACCGATTGAGCTGTTGCCAGGTCAGCCAGGCCTTGAAACTATTGTACACTTGTTCAGCTTCTTTGTCATCCGCTTCGACCTTGTTTCCACGAACATAAAAACCAGTTGCATTGATTTTGAGCATGACGTCTCCACCGCACATGAATGTCACGGTGTTGGGATCGTGCTTGTGAAACTCAATCTTGTTGTTGTATTCCTGATCATTTGGCATGCTGATCTCTTTCAACTAAACCATATATAAAAACCATGCAGAATCCCCACAGGGAAAAAAACTGCACCTGCTATCAGGAACCCCCAGGCCAGTTGACCAAAGCAGTAGATCACATGCGTGAACCAGGCAACAACACATGCCAGCATCCAGAGTCCAATTGTGAGACTCGCAAATTTTGCTGTTTGATTTGATTTCATTTTGAAAATTCCTTTGTAATACAGTATTGTAACAGCGGCCAACAGCAAATGTCAATGTTGATTGGCAATCTATTTGTCAATTCTAAAGGTCTTGAATCGAGGAAATCGTAGACTGTAGGTTCCGTCTTGATTTTGAGTCACTGCGTCAGCTAACACTACCGCAGTCTGTCCAATCACTGCAGATTTGTGTTGCCAATAGTCATCGCGTTGTGCATCAGTGAGACCGGACCCCACATTGACTCGTATGAACTTGCCTTGATCAGTACCTTCGCACACCAAGGCACCTGCTCGGCCCAGGTTCTTACCAGTGCCTTCTTCCACATCAATCACAACAAGATCATAATCGTACACTGGTTTCCATTTCATCCAAAATGTAGTACGTCGACAGTCGTAGGGAGCATCTACGCTTTTGATCATGATACCTTCGTAGCCATCCTTGACAGCATCTGTGGCAAAGCGACGCATGACGTCATGTCCTTCAGCTGTGTCCAAATCCACTTCAATGCCTGGCATGAGACGTACCGAGTCAGTAACTTCAAATATTTCTTTTTTGGATTCTAAAAGATCAGTACGTCGTTGTTGTTGGGCATTCCAGTAACCACGTTCAAAGTCGGCTATGGGTATCCAATCAAACACATAGTAGATCATGCCGGCAGTTTTGGCGTTGTTTTTACGCTGTGCCTGTTTCATCAGAGCCTGAAAACTTTCTCCCACAATTTCGCCATCCAACACAATGCCTGACCCATCAAGTTGACCCAGGTGTATATTCAGCTGTGGTCTAATACTTTCAAGCTCGGCTTCAATCAGTGGGAAGTTTTCAAATCTTCTACCGTTACGGCTGTAGAGATTTATGGTATTTTTGGTCACAACAGCCAGCACACGCACACCATCCAGTTTGCGTTCAATTCGCTTGGTGCCGGTCATCTTGCTGGCATGGTCAGTTGAATCTGTGGCCAACTGACAAGTGAACACTGGTATTTGCCATTCGGTATTGGTCAAGACTCGGTTGAGAGTTTTTTCTGTGATGCCACAGCGTAGATCTTTGATAATGACTCTACGGCATAGCCCGTTCCATTCTGCTGAATCAAACTGCTGTGACATTTGCTCAATGGCATGTTTGGCCGCATGTCCAGTGACACTGCGAGTGCGAAGACCTTCCAGCAGGGCCCAGAACTTGGGCCAAGGATTAAGTTTATTTTCTAATCCAGCAGTTTCGGGAACTTTTTTTACACCAAACACATGATAGGGGTTGTAGGTCTGCCAGCAGTTGAACAAAAAACATTGAGCATTGGCCGATCCCAACCGGGCTGCTATCAATGCTTTTTCAATGACTGATTCTTTGTGTAAACGGCTATCGTTTGCTTCCAGGTCTCTAATCCAGTCTGCGGCCACTTTGATCTCGTTGAATTGTTGTGATGCGTAATCTATTGTCATGTATTTACTACCAGCTTGAGTTATAAAATATGCGTAGACCCAAAAACAAGTTTGCACGAGCATCTCGCACAAATTTCAAATCTTGTTCCAGGTAGTATTCATCGCTGTCGTTGCCAAAAAAGAATCCAGTGGTGCTGGGCAAAAGTTTCTGGGTCAGGTCATGTTCCAGTCGGTCAATGTCGTCCCAAGTCAACTCTAATTCAACACAGTTAAACACATCAGAATCTGGGTCTACAGGTTCACTTGCATCTGTAGGTTGTGTCTTGTATTGTTTTTCGCGCCAGAGCTGTTCCATCCAGCCATGCAGGTTAGGATGTTTACGCCAGTAGGCAATTTCTGCGGGCCGAGTGGGTCCATCGTCTGGATTACCACCCCAATACTTGTCCCATTGGCCGCTCTGAGTGGCCATATAAGCATACATGTCAAGTCCCATGGTTATAGACCTCGAATACGATTGATGAGTTTTGTGGCTTCTGGAAAGCCCTGGCGTTGTTTGCTGGAAATCAACAGCTCGGTCATTTCGTGTTGTATTTGATACACTCCACTGACAAAATCATACAGCTTGTCGGCAGGAATGGTCAGTTGTGTTAGATTGTATTTTTCAAATGATTTGGGATTCATGATTGTACTCCGATTAGTTTGGTCAGTGTTGCCTGGGTTTAGTTGTCTTGACTGCGATTTTTTAGTTTGCTTTCGATTTTGATAATATCCAGTCTGATACGGTAGTCCATATAAAATACTATGCCAACAAAAAAACACGCCGACAAAATTTTCAGTATGTCGGTTGGCACATATTTAAAAAGCAGACAGGATAACACTATCAGTACAATCGTTGCAATCCAAAATCTCACAACACCCAATAGTGCTTTTACTTTGTTGTTCATACTTGCTCCTGAAATTTGACTATATGTAATATTATAACAGTATTTTTACCGTTTGTCAACCTGTGAGTTGACCACACAGTTTCTGTATGTCTATTTGCACACCACGGCTGACCTGAATCAGGATATGGTGCGTGATCGGCGCCCAGGTTTGGTCAATGGTCTGCTCCCAAATTGGGGCAGTGACCTGGTCTGTGATCTGGGTTTGATCCTGGACCTGCCACCGTACCTTGTTTTGAATTTGAGATTTAATCTGCATACCACTCCTGTAGGTCTGCAGTGAGTCGACGATCAACTGCTATACCAAATGATTCGTTGCACCTGGGTTTATCAGGTGCCGAAAGCACCGTCATACGGAGTCTGAGTTCCACGTAATCGTCATTGAAAATTGTGTCCCAGGCACAATCTCGTACTTGATCTTTTATTGGGGATTTAATCTGCATACAGTCTTCCAATATCTTGGTGGAGGTGGAGCTGGACCTGTTCACGTATGGAATCCAATCCCTCACCGGTGTCGAGCCGATCCCAAATGTCTCGATACACCGCAAGCCACACTGGATACTCGGTGCCGGCTTCAACCATGCGTTGTAGATGTCGTTCCACGACCTTCCCTTTCAGTGAATGCATCATAACTGTATCAGATCTGATCTCAATTGATCCTGGATCCAAAGGTCAGGCCGAAGCTGATCAAAGACCCGATACTGTACCTGCTCCTGGACCTGCTGGCTTACCCGATTGTCAACCTGATTCCAGACGTGAGAGTGTACCTCAGCGACAACATGATAGTGGAGCCGCCGATTTGGCTGATTCCCGATGTGTGCAATAATATGTTGTGGAGTCATTGCGACTGCTCCTTGATAGTGTAAGTGTGGGGTGGAGCGGCCTGCTACTAAGGGACACTACCCCCTCAGCCGCTCCAGGAGCAAACTGTTAGTCTTGAACTCTGCGCCATCCTTCTGGCGTGTGTTCTCTCTGACGACGCAACTCATAAACGCCTGGCGGAATCTGGAGTGTTTCATGCGTGTCATAACTTCTTAGGTGTTCCAACAGGGCCTCAGTGGCCTCAGTGGCTTCAATCACTTGGAGATAACTGATGTCTGGGTTCTCGCCGAGCCACACCTGCACATTGGGTCTCTCAGCGATCACATGGTGATGCCCTGTTTCTGAGTGTGCAACAATAAAGTTGCCACCCTCTGTGGCCAAAGGCCGCAAGCCTGTGGCAGGTAATGCAGAGATCCTGCGGATTAATAAATCACCTTGTGCTGCTTGGTTACGGAATGTTTTCATATTAAGTTCTCACTTCTGGTTTAAATTGATCAAGCACATCTTCCAAGCCGTATGTCCATGCGTTGGCTTCTAATGCTGTTTTTACTGTACCCGGAACAGGTAATGCAAAAGTCCTGCCTGTTCCGCATTTTACCTGCAAGAATCTTTCTCGACCAGATTCTGGCAAATCTACTTCTAACAAAGTTCCAATCTCTTCATCGTCGTCCTGATCAATGATCTGCGAGTTCAACTCTTTTAAGATTGTGGCCCAACCAACAATTTCACAAGCACATCGTCTTTGTTCAACATTTTCCCAAGTCAGGGCTTCTCGCGCAGTGGGCTTGTGGCCTGTTACCCATTCTTTGGGAATAGGTACACCATGCCAGTTGTACAATGCCCAACCATCTGGATATTCCATGCTGGGTCCAGTCTCACAGTGCAGGCGACCCTGGTCGTCACGCCGTATCAGTTTTGGCTTGTCGCTGATGACCACTACATCTTCGTGCCACCAGGTCCAACCACAAGATCGAACCAGGTCTTCATTGACCTGCAGATTCTTCAAGAACACTGGATCATCAAGTCCGCATACGTCTCTGAAAAATGTGGCGAACGATGCAAAGCCGGCCCACAGGCTACTGATACCTGAGTTGTACAGCACATCTTTGAGTTCACCTGCGTTTTGTTTTGAAACTTGTTTTAGTATCTTGCGAGCTTCTTCCCGGGATATAGTTTCGGCTGTGACCGGTACACCCATACTCAACTGCGCCACTGCCACTGCACCACAAATTGTGGTCGCAAACGGACTGGCTGCTCGCAAAACCAGTTTGGGTCGCTTGTTGCCAATGAGATCGTATGCTCTCAGAGCCGCATCCTTGGCCAATTCAAAATCAGCTGGTTCAGTTGATAGGCCAATGGCAATCCATTTTTCTGCCCAACTCTTCATCTGTGCTGACTGCTCAGGTGTCAAACTTGTGATTTTTTTCATTACCAACTTGTCCTGTGTAGTGTAAAATAATATTATACTGCTGTTTTACTGCTGTGTCAACCTTTTACACAAATATTTCTTGAGCAGAAATATTCACAGCACTGCCAAAAAATCCATTGGTGGTATTTTACTACCGGCCAAACAGCCACCCTGTTAGTGCAAACATCAGGATCATGACCACTGTGGCTATGATTCCTTGATTGATGTCCTGGTTGCTGTGCTTTCCGTCGTGATCGTATTCCATTGCTGTCTCCTTGGTTATTCTAATACTTAGCGCCAGGCAACAACATCTTGTAGAATTTGCTTGCGTATTTGCCAAGCAACTCTCTGACTTGAACAATTGAGTGAAGGTTAATATGCATCAATTTCCTCTATGTCTATTTGTATTTGAAGCCAGATCTGATCTCTTGTGTTATACCAAACCTGGTCGGCAACGGGATCCCAAATCTGAATGTCAGCCCGATTGTAGTCAGGACCTGAAATTTGACCCTGCAACAGAGTTGCATTCTGTCCTTGTAGCCGGGTGTAGACCCAAGGGGCAATCATGGAGTTAAACATCATGCTCTGTGTACATGCTGTGTATATCTACTCCAAGTTGGAGCCGGATCAGGGATGCCACTGCACTGTGATCATTTACGTGACAGATTTTCCCTATGACCTGGGCAGACATATGCTCGTGCATGTAATCTATTGCTTGGTTTTGTATGTGTCCTCTGACAGGAGATGGGATCATGACAGTCTTGACCATATCATGTCCCAGTCTTGTGCAAGTTGATCCCGGACCTGATCATCGAGCTGACGCCCAACCTGAATGGTAACCTGATCCCGGACCTGATCGTCAACCTGATCCCAGACCTGAAGCACAACCCGATCCCCAACCAGATCCCCAACCTGATCCCAGACCTCTCGGTCAACCTGAACTCGGACCTGTGATTTAAACATAGGTCAGTTCCGGCCTTTTAGGAACCCAGCACACATGAACGCAACAACAATGCATACAACCACCATCAGCCCGGCTCGCACGTCTCGCGTGGCCTGCTTGTCGTCTTGATCGTATTCCATAGAGGTGTCCTTGTTTTAAATAAGTGCTGGTTTTAGTTTTTGGAGTTGCAACCACCAGCAAAAATTAACTCGTCTTTTATTCGGGAGTATCAAGGCTCTCCCAGGGACGCACAGTACCTATCTCAGCCTATCTCGAAATGGCCGGCCCCACTGTGGGCTACCGTTTACAGGGGGCTGTCTTCTGCGCTCATATCCCCCAACCAAAAACCTTTAAATCTTTGGCAGAGTATCTAACCCTCTTTGGAATT